ATTGAAAGCAAAGTATAAAAACCAAGACGACATACCATCCGGTTTAGAGCAGTTTTACCATGAAGATGGTGGCGAGTACCATTTGCAAGTAGATGGCCTAGTGCCAAAGTCTACAGTTGACGAGTTCCGTAATAATAATATAAAACTAAATAAAGAATTGCAAAAAGTGCAAGATACGCTCAGCAACGTAGATTTAGATGAATACAAAACGCTGAAAACAGAGCGTCAGCAAATTGCAGATCAAGAATTAATTAGTGCCGGTAAGCTTGATGAATTATTAGCGCAGCGCACAGAACGGTTACGCACAGATTACGAAAGCCGTTTTGAAAAGATGCAGGCAGATAGCCAAGCAGATAAAACCAAGGCACAGGAATACGAAACACAATTCAACACAATGATTGTTGAAAACCAGTTAAAAGATGCGGCGCTAAAAGCAGGCGTCCGTCCAGAGGCCATCGAAGATGTTCTATATAGGGGAAAGCGCGTTTGGCGGCGTACAGACTCCAATGGCATAGAAGCTTACGAAGGCGAAACGCCCGCTTATGGTAAACAGGGTCAACCGTTAACCAAAGACGAGTGGTTTGAGGGGCTAGCAGACCAAGCACCTCATTTATTTAAGTCCTCACATGGCAGCGGCGCTGCCGGTGGGGCGGGTTCACAAGGCAGGCGCATCAGTCGCTTTGACCAAGATGCCTTGAACAGCAACCTTGAAGCAATCGCGGAAGGTCGCGTTGTTCTTGGCGATTAAGTTACGCGGCGCGTAGCGACCCAAGCCCGGTGGGATTGGTTTCAAAACCAAATTCTTAATATGGAGTAAGAGAAATGGCTAATGCTATTAATAATGTTCTGCCTAAAATTCTTGCCCGTGGGCTTTTAGCGCTACGTGTGCAAGCAGTGATGCCACGCATCATCAATATGGACTATTCAACAGAAGCAGCAAACAAGGGTGACACAATCGATGTGCCAATCCCATCAGCTTTGACTGTTTCAAACGTGACACCATCTAACGTGCTTGAAGCACCGGCAGATAGTTCACCAGCTAAAGTGCAAATCGCGCTTAACAACTGGCGCAAAGTTAACTTTCACCTTGATGACAAACAGGTTGTCGAGATTGATCGCAACGCGCACTTCATGCCAATGCAAATGTCAGAAGCCGTGCGCGCACTGGCCAACGACATTAACGGCACCATCCTTGATAAATACAAGGGTGTTTACGGCATGGCTGGTACACCCGGCGCAACACCTTTTGCTAGCAACGTAGAGGCAGCAACAGGCGCACGCCAAGTGTTGAACGAGCAACTTTGCCCACGCGATAACCGCCGCATGGTTCTTGACTTTGCAGCGGAAGCAAAAGCACTGGCATTGCCAGACTTCCAGCGTGTTAACGAAAGCGGTGACGCAGGCGTTAAGCGTGAGGGTGAAATTGGCCGTAAGTTTGGCTTCGACATCTTTACAGATGATGGGGTTAGAACACACTCAGCCGGTGGGTCTGGTACACCGCTTGTAAACGGTGCTTTGTCAGCGGGTGATACATCAGTTGCTATTGATGGCATGACCGGCACAGGTGGCCTTGTAGTGGGTGACGTTATTACCTTCGCAGGCAACTCACAAACCTATGCGGTTAAAGCAGCGGGCGCAACATCGTCTGGCGCGCAAACCGTAACGGTTGCACCAGCTATTACAGCGACAATCGCAGACAATGCGGCGATCACTGTAAAAGGCGACCACATTGTTAACCTAGCATTCCACCGTGATGCGTTTGCCTTGGCAATGCGCCCACTGGCAGCGTCAACATCTGGCGATGGCTATGGTTCACAAATCGTAAGCATGACAGACCCGGTAACAGGATTGTCAATGCGCTTAGAAGTGTACCGTCAGTATAAGCAAGTTGTTTATGAACTGGATGCACTTTGGGGCGTTGAGCTTATTCGCCCAGAGCTTGCAACACGTATTGCGGGCTAACCAGCTAGGCGGGGCGGCATTAGCCGCCTCGTTACCTTTGGGGAATACCATGGATGAATTGCTAAAAGTTTGGAAAGATGGCGACTTTGCCATCATCGAACAAGAACAAAAGCAGGCGTTTTTGGATAGTGGCTGGTCTTTAAAAGAAACAGCAAAGCCTAAGCGGGCACGCAAAAGCGATGGAACGCTACAGGCCGACAATCCAGAAACTCCTAACGTAAATGAGGCTTGGGAAGGCGGCATCGCGCCTAAGCCATTAAAGCGGGGTCGAACCCGTAAAAGTTAAGGAGCGCGGCTATGCCCGTTACGTTGGTTGTAGAGGATGGGACAGGTGTACTTAATGCAAATGGTTACTGTACAGTAGACTTTGCAAACACGTACAACGATGAACACCCACATGGCGATACGTGGATAACGTATGGCACTGCCGATAAACAGCGTGGCATCATCATGGCAACGCGGTTGATGGACGAGCAGATTAAGTGGTACGGCAGCCCAACATATAACTTGGCAAGCAGCGTAAGCAGTAGCAACGCAACAGCCAAGGTGCAGTATTTGCGCTTCCCGCGCAGTGGCATTGCAGACCAAGATGGTTACTCGCTCGACCACCACACAATCCCAACATTCTTAAAAAATGCCACCGCTGAACTGGCGCGCTACTTGGCGGCTAAAGACCGCACGGCAGAACCAGATACGCAAGGCTTTGGCACTGTAAAGCTGGGCAGCCTCACAGTGGGCATAGACAAGTACGACAACCCCCCAATTCTTCCTCGTAGTGTAAGGGCCATAATTCAGCCTTACGGCACTGTACGGGGCGGAAATGTGGCCGTAGTGCGGAGAACGTAATGGCATTTGCAGAGCATGACTTTGAAATAGACCAAGGCGCTACATTTCAGCAGTCAGTTACTTACACGGCAAAAGACACGAATGGCACTGATGTGCCGGTAAACCTTGGCACGTACAAGGCACGCATGGATGTACGCTACGCAACCACTAAGGAAGCCGATAGCGTAATTAGCTTAGGTTACAGCAATACGCGGGCAACTATTCGCGGTGTTGGCACCGATGGCATCATTGATTTGTATATAGCGGCCTCTGATACGGCTGATTTGGTGCCGGGCACATATTACTACGACCTTGAAGTGTACACTGGCGCAGGCAATGCGGGCTTTGTTGACAGGCTTATACAAGGCAAATTCATAGTCAGCGCGGAGGTCACAAATGTCTGATAAAACCGTTGTTGTAACCAGCGAAACCGTAAAAGTGGCAACCATCGGCATCCAAGGCCCAGAAGGCCCAAATGCTATTTTAGGTAAGAATATTGGCAGCGGCACAGTAACCGCCAACGGCACCCTTTTAAATTACGACAGCACGGCAGACTTATGGGTAGCTACCTTAGAGCCAACGGGCTTAACCATTGGCGGGGGCAACTTTTGAGTAACGCACAGCAATACGAACCGGCGCTTGTAGTAAGCGGCGACATGGAACGAAAAGTAATTCTTAACCAGCTTATGAAGGATTACCAATTTAACAAACGCGCAGAAGATACAGCGCAAAAGGAATACGTTTATGAGGTGGTTTACCTTGTGAACGTGGTGACACCAAGAGTGGGTGAGGTGTTAACTCAAGAGCAAGTCGTTGACTTGCAAACAACCCAGAAATTGAACTTTGAAATAAAGAGCAGCAAGGCCACGATTGTGAGGTAGCGACATGGCAAATACCATTCAGATTAAGCGCTCGACCAGCACGGCTACACCAACAAGCCTTGCGGCGGGCGAATTGGCGTACAGTGAAAACAGTTTAAAACTGTTTGTGGGCGAAACCGGCAGCACAGTACGTGTTGTTGGCGGTGAAGGGGCGTTCTTACGCAGCGACACCAACGATACACTAAACGGCAACCTTATTGTAACGGGCAACCTTACAGTACAGGGCGCAACCACTACGGTTGAAAGCAACACCGTTTCGGTGGGTGACAACATTATTGAGCTAAACAACGATGCAAGCGGAAGCCCAACGGCAGATGCAGGCATAGAAGTTAACCGTGGCTCAAGCGATAACGCACAGTGGCTTTGGGATGAAACCAACGATTACTGGCGGCCAAAAGTAGGTTCATCAGATGCCAATGTTAAAGGCATTAACGATTTAGGCGTGAATAGTAACGCTAGCATCGTAGGCGATCTTTCGGTGGATGGGTTAAGTAACCTTGATAACGTAGACATTGATGGCACCTTGGTTGTGGATGGCACC